ATGCTCGTCCATAACTGGCGCGCGGTGCTTTCGCGCGCCTGGTCGCTGCGACTGCTTGAGCTCGCCGCAGTCGTCGACATCATCCTCAACGTCGTGCCGGTCGTCTCCGATTACCTGCCGTGGTGGCTGACGCTGCTCCTGCTAGGCGGCGCGTGGACGGCACGACTTCTGGCTCAACCGGAGTCGGCGGCCAGCGACAAGGAATCCACACATGCCAATCAATAGAATTTCCGGGTCCAAGCGCGGCAAGGCGGCTATCGCTGCTGCCATGCTCGCCGCTGTGCTGTCCGGCACGGGCGCGTTCTTTGCGGCCGACACACCACCAGCCGTCATCCTCGCCACCGACACGCTAATCAAGCCGTGGGAAGGCCTGGTGCTCAAGGCGCACTGGGATCCATACGCCAAGATCTATGACATCTGCTATGGCGAGACTCGCATCAACGGCAAGCCCGTTACGGCTGGGATGTCGTTCACGAAGGCGCAGTGCGACGAGATCCTCGAGAAGCGGGTCTACGCCGACTACTACCTCCCACTGACCAAGAGCATCAAGGGCTTCAAGTCCTTTCCCGTCTCTGTGCAGGCCGCGCAGATCTCCGGCGCCTACAACTTCGGAGTAGCCGGCATGTCTGGCTCCCGGGCTGCCGCGTTGGCGACCGCTGGCCGCTATCGGGAAGCCTGCGAAGCCCAGACCGCATGGAACCGCGCAGGCGGTCAGGTGGTGCCGGGCCTTGTGAAGCGACGCGAGATGGGCGATGCCCAGCGGATCGGCGAGGCAGAGGTTTGCGTCTCGGGGCTGCCCGCATGACCCCTACGAAAATCGCTAACTACCTTGTCATTGGCCTAGCGGTCCTTTCCTCGCTTGTTGCCGGCCTGCAGGTCTTCGACTGGACGGCATTCTTCACGCAGGCCCAGACGATCGCGATCATGGGAGGCCTGAATACTTTGGGAGTGACGATCAAGGGCTGGATGACGACCGCAGAAGCGATGGCCAAGCAGATGGCGGCAAGCGGGCAGGTGACTGCCGGAGTGGAGCTAGACCGATGATCGCACTCCCGACTAACAAATGGCTTGGATATGCCATCGCCTGTGTCGCGGCTGTCCTGCTGACATGGTGGGCCTACAGCCACGTCTACAATGCCGGCTATGACTCCGCCGTTATCATCAAGAACGCCGAAATCGCCGAGCTAAAAGCAGCAGCCGTTACAGCCCGTGACGCCGAGATCGAGCGCCAGGACGCCCGCAACAGCGAGGCCAAGGCCCGTGAAGCCATCAGGATTGCTGAGATGCAGGCCGAAACCGAATCCCTAGAAGACAAGATTAAGGAGTTGCAGCGTGAAGCTAGCCAAGATCCTGATGCTGGCCGCGCTGTGCTTGGCGCTCCCAGCGTGCAGCGCATCAACAAGATCCGATAGGCTTGTTGTTCCACCGCCGCCGCCGAAGCTGGTGAAACCGGATAGCGCGCTGGTCCAAAAGTGCGCCGGGCCCGTAGACATCGGCGACAAGGCGCTGCCGCAGGCGCGTCTCGAGCAACTGTGGATTACCGACCGCGCACGTCTGCTCGCGTGCATCCAACGGCACATCGCGCTCGTGGATTTCTACGGCGATCGCGATGCGGGGCTATCGGGTGCAGGTAGTAAGGCGGTGAAGAAATGAGCGGCGGCGAAATCATGACCGTGGTCGGTTTCTTCGTCATGCTCTTCGGTTTTCTGTTCGGCCTATGGCGGTACATCGAGGCCAAGATCCTGGCGGTTCGCACCGAGTCCTCGTCGCAAGCTTCCGCCGCTACGGCACTCGCCGCGCTCGCTAGAGAGGAACTCGCTGCCCACAAGCTGCACACTGCCGAGACCTATATCACCAAGCAGGGACTTCGCGAGACGACGGATCAAATCATGGGCGCGATCGGCGGTGTCAAGGCTGCGGTCGAAAACATGACCCTCCGGGTCGACCGCATCGTCGAGAACCAGGCAAAGCCGAGGACGGCGGCGCGCTCATAACAATCACACAAATTGGAAACTGGAAACATGGCCCTTACCAGCGCTCATATCGTATCCGGATACGCCGGCTCAATCCGTAGGGAGAAGACCCAGGCTATCCTTGGCGAAATCAGCTGGTCGGAACAACCTCTATTGGCTCCGGTCTAACACCCCTCATCATCGCAGGCGGCATGACTTGTTGGTGACAATGTGCCTTCTTCGCGCTACCGCTACGGCTTGAATTTGCGGAAGATGGAGAACGTAAGATGTTACGCTCAACGGCACTGGTCAGCAAAAGATATCCGTCTCCGGGAAAATGCATTTTTTGCGCTTCGAAATCGGACCTAACAGATGAACACATAGTGCCGCGTGCCCTTTCAGGAGCAGGAGAAATAGTTTTCGAAGCTGCCTCCTGCGCTACGTGCAATGGTTATGCCAATCGTACCTACGAGCAGAAGGCATGGGAGAACGACTTTATCGGTGTGCGACACATGCTAGAGTTAAAACAAAGCAAACGCCGTCGCTCTTCCGAGCGGCGTATGCCGAAGGTCGCATATAATGCCGCCAACGAAGATCCTCTCCCAACAGCGGAGTTTCGACACACTCTGCCGGCTGCACATTACCCGCCAATTTATCAGTACGTTTTTCACGAGCCTGCAGGCTTGCTTGTTGGAGTAGACAAATCTTCAGGCGTAAGCTCGATTCGGCTTGGGTTGCTTCATCTTGGAAAAAAAAACATCACCCCCGTGGGCGTCGAAACCAGGATGCCGATGATAATGGGGATCACTGAAATGGTGGTGGCAAAAATGGCATATTGCTATGCCATCGCAGAATGCGGCATTGATGCAATCGACGCGACGGCGCTCCTCGATCTTTTGATGGGACGACGTGAAGACATCTTCAATTTCGTTGGAAGTCCGATCGAGAAAGAGCAATTGGCTATGCTCCAGTTTCACAAGTTCTACTTCCGTAAACGCGGTGAATTGAACACTGTCATCGTCCACCTTTTTAGCTCTTTTGACGGGCCGAAACATGAGGTTGTAATAGGCCCGGACAAGGCACAAGCCCCACCGCCCTGACATCTTTTGATGGGCGGTGACCGAAATTAGCATACAAATTTCGGACAGCCGCCTCTCCTGAACCGGGGAGGCGGCTATTTTTGTTTCTGAAGGGTGGTGGATCGCATCGAGCAACTGTGCGGGTTGCAACGGAGTTTGGGGATCCGCGCGATACGATCCATGGTTAGAACCTCAACAACTGACGTTGGTTCCCATCGTCTTCCTGACCATGTTCGATAAGTTAGTAAAATCTTAATTAGCGTCTTGACTGACGGATATTAATCCTCATCTGATTCGTTCTTTGGAGGGATCCGATGTCAGTGAACTTGAGTATACGAGAATGCATCGTCGCGGTGGAGCGGCGCAAAGGCATCACTATGCGCTGCCACGTCACCCTTGAAGACTTGGCCTACAGCTTGGTTTACCGTTGGCCGGAAGACGACCGCGGGAAGGAATGGATTGTCGCACAGAAGATGTGCCTCGAGGCCATGGAAGGCGTACGCGATCCAGAGCAGGCGAGGGCGGCCTTTGTCGCTGCAGCGAAGGCCGCAGGGATGCTGATGGTGAGGGAAGAGTACATCCAGTCGCGCGGCCGCCGGTCGAGGAAGCCTGGTCAATTGCCGATGCCAAACTAGCGGATAGCGATCGGCGTCTTCTTGTAAGGGTAGTGCTCCCAGCACCACCACAGCGTCTCGGCCGTCGGCATAGCGAAGCCAAAGCCACCCCACTTGCCGCATCCGGCGATCGAGCAGGCGTGGACAACGGGGCCCGATGTCGTCTGCCTCGGCCGATCGAGATCGCTCACGTTAGCTTCTCCAAAATCCAGCCTCCGGCTGGGGGCTTCCACCCTCTCAACGCCGCGCGAGCGTCAGCCTCCATGAGCGCCGTCTTTCTGGCCTCGTCTGCGCTTCGTGCCCAAACGGTGATACGAAGTCGCCCGGCGCGATAGATAAATCGCTTGATGTCACTCTTTCGACCGGCAGCATACCCGGCTTGGAAAATCGTCCAGGCTGCGCCATCGTCTATTCTGCTACGGTACTCGGGTGATTGGGCCCGCCACCACTCGTCAAACGACTGCCTGGAAAGGGTTCTCGGTTGAGGACGATCTAGCATGAGCACCTCCTTTCGCTCTCATATGTTCTTATTATGTTCTCCTGCTATCCGGAGTCAATCGCGCCGTGAACGGCGGTGACCGCGACGCGGCGGACAAGGCGGCTTCCAAGCTCCGGTAGTGGAAGTGCAGGGCGGGGGAGGACCGCCCGGCGTTTTGATTAGATGGCGCGTAAGAAAAATACCAGCGCCGAAATCATTCCAAGGCTGACGTCAAAACCGCACACAAATTTGACGCGACCTGACTGCCTTTCAATTTCAATGTAGCAGCTCAATCCTAGGACCTCGTAGTGTGGACAATAGGAAACTCCTATTTGTCCGGTTTGCCCTTTGCCGCTATAACCGAGGTGTTGAGGCTTGGTCGTTTGCGGTTGATCTGATCACCGTGACCAAATCGTAAAGGGGGTGTAGACATCTACACCTCCTTTTATCTCATACATCCTCGGCGGAATGGGATCCTTGCCACTTCGTCCACAAAGAGTTTTGTTCTTCTTGTGTTCCATTTTATCCCTATGATGTTGTCAACCCTACGCATCTTTGCCGCGGCAAACCACCTTGACAAATTTGTTATTATGACATAAGGTGCTCGACGCTGGCACTTGCGCTACCAACGCACCAGCCACAGCGCGCTTCGGCGCATCTCCATCACCACCACAGAGGAGATCACCATGAGACATTTCTACAGATATGCGGCGCTCGCCGTGCTTGCACTTGCTGTTGTTGTTTTTTCAATCGTCGCGTTCGCTCCGAACGCAAAGGCCGCCGAAGGTCCGACCTGCTCCCCACTTCAAGAGGTCGCAGAGCAGATCAAGCGGACCGGCCTTCCGCAGGACAAGGTGACAGCCAAGAAGGATGTTGCCTTCACAATCGCCTATCTCGGAGCACTCGGGATAGGAGTGCCGAACGGCAGCAATCCTGTCGGGATCGTCTTCGTCGACTTCGGCGATCGCGTTGTATTCGGTATCGTAGAGCCCGAGCTCTGCATTAAGTTCGCAAATCAGGTCTCTCCCGAAAAGCATAAGGCCGCGCTCGAGGCGGCCACCAAGGGCGTCTAGCACCCTGCGGCCGCGCGAATGCGGCCAGACTTTTCCCCAATAATTGGAGGCGGCATGCCTACACCACCACTTTCAGACGAGCTCGCCAAGGAGGCCGCTGACGCGTACATCGCTCTAGGCAGTAAATCACAGGCTGCAGAACTGCTGCGCGTGCCGCGCCAGACGCTGAACTCGCGTCTCAAGGTCGCCGCGGAGCGCGGAATGCTCGGCACGAAAGCTGTCCTCCCAGGATTTGCCATCAAGTCGGTCGCCAGCAAGGCTGACGACGGCAGCTGGGTAAAGCAGACCAAGGCGCCAGGCGAAGTCTTTGAACTTCCTGAAGGTCATGTAACGAAAGGCGTCTCGGCGCTCGTCGATGCGGATGGACGCGTCATCCAAGCGTGGCACAAGACCGCGATCGACAAAGAGCAGCAACTTGCCGCAATGCGGGCCGCCGTGGAGGCGTTCAAAGAGGAACTGCCGCGTGCAGAGCCCGTGGCCAGAACTGCCCGGGCCCATATAGACCTGTTGAATTTTTATGCAGTTACTGACGCGCATTTCGGAATGCTTTCTTGGCGTGAGGAGACCGGCGCGGACTATGACCTGCCGATCGCCGAGAAGCTGCTGACCGACTGGTTTGCTGCCGCCATCGATCTTGCTCCCGCAGCGTTTACCGGCGTTCTGGCGCAGATGGGCGACCTTGCGCACTATGACGGCATGGAGAGCAAGACGCCGACGAGTGGTCACATCCTGGACGCTGATAGCCGCTTTCCGAAGGTCATTCGCGTTATCATCCGCACGCTGAGGCGCATCGTCCGCATGATGCTTGAGAAGCACGAGCGAGTGCACATCATTATGGCCGATGCCAACCACGACCCGGCAAGCGGCGCCTGGCTGCGCGAGATGTTTGCGGCCTTCTACGAGGACGAGCCTCGTGTGACGGTCGATAGCTCGGCCAGCACTTACTATGTCGTCGAGCACGGAAAGACCTCGCTCTTCGTCCACCACGGCCACCGTAGGAACGTCGGGAATGTCGACTCTGTGTTCGCTGGCAAGTTCAGAGATATCTACGGACGCACCGAGTTCTCCTATGCCCATCTCGGCCACCTGCACAGCGATGAGCTCAAAACCACCAACCTGATGAAGGTCGAGCGCCACGAAACGTTAGCCGCACCAGACGCTTACGCCGCGAACGGAGGATGGCTGTCCGGCCGGTCAGCCAAGGTTATCACGTACTCAGCTCGTCATGGGGAAGTGTCGCGCCTGACGCTTTCGCCGCAGATGGTTGAGGGCTGGTCGACGCGCGCCGCGGCCAACGACAACGAACCAGCGAGGAGGGCGGCTTAGTGGCTAAGACCATGGCAGAAATTCTCGCCGCTCAGCGAGAGGTTCGCGTTCTGCGCCCGTCGAATAATCCACTGCGACCAGCAAGGCGCCCGATTATCAAGAAGTAGCAACCACCGTCGCCGGTCACCAGTCGGCGACGTTCACCACCAAGAGGAGACTGAAATGGGAATTCACGAAGACATCACCGAAAGACGCCACAACGAATCCGTTATCGCTGCACGCGCATCACGTATCAATGAACTCGTCACCTACTTCCACTGCAAGTCGAAGGCGGCTGGCTGGTGGCACGAGGATGGCCGTGACCTTTCGCAAGACAAGTACGTCCACGCCACGAAGTTGATGCTGGTTGTCACCGAGTTAGCCGAGGCCATGGAAGGCCTGCGCAAAGGCTTGATGGACGACAAGCTGCCGCATCGCAAGATGGCGGAGGTCGAGCTTGCCGACGCGCTCATCCGCATCTGCGATTTGGCCGGCGTGCTCGGCTACGACCTTGGCGGGGCGACCGTTGAGAAGGATGCCTACAACACCGTGCGTCCTGATCACCAGCCTGGCAATCGAAAGCTTGCTGGCGGGAAGGCGTACTGATGTCAGTCCTGATCAATAATATTTCCCGACACAACGACTTGCGCGGCCTCAATCAGTACGAGGTTCGCATCAACAACGATCCGGTCATCGCCCGATTCAGCCACGTTCGAAGCGATGGACTCGCCGAGTGCTTGCGGAAGGCCGCCGATGCTGTGGATGCAGCAGAGAAGGAGTCGGCCCGATGACCGTTATAACTTCTGCCTCGAAACATTATAACGATGTCGCCGGCCCGCTCGACAAGTACGCGCCGGCGAACGACAACATCGACGTGCGGCGGTTTGGCGCGCGAGGCCGCTACATCGGCCTGACGCGTCCTCAGTCCCAGGACAGCGGACGCCGCGGCGATTTCATGCAAACTTACACCGGCCGCAAGTTCTGGCCGATGGATCCGCGCGCCGATGAAGTCTTCATCGAGGACATTGCCCATTCCTTGAGCCTGCAATGCCGATATGCAGGTCACTGCCACCGCTTCTACAGCGTCGCCGAGCATTCGGTGCTGATCGCACGCCATCTGCGGTGGGAGGGCGTAGACGTGGCGCTCTGGGCACTGCTGCATGATGCCAGCGAAGCATACCTCGTCGATGTCCCGCGACCGGTGAAGCCGTATCTCGGCGGCTACAGGGAAGCCGAGGCGAAGGTTATGGCCGTGGTCTCGGCGCGGTTCGACTTGGCGAACGAGATGCCTGCCGTTGTCCACGAGGCCGACAACCGAATCATTGCCGACGAGCTCGCCAACCTGGCGCCAATGGACTGGCACGCTGAATGGGATAACCCGCTTGGCGTGACGCTGCGCTACTGGTCGCCTGCAAAGGCCGAAGAGGAGTTCATGGCGACCTTCGAGGCGCTGATGGATTGCAGGGCGAGGGGGATGGAGTGATGGCGGCGATAACGCACAGACAGCGCGAAGCTCTTTCTTGGCTTGCATGGCGGCATGTCAAATTCCCCACTCATGCCAGCTTTGCCACGATGCATTTAGGTGAGAATACGACAGCTCTTCTGAGGAAGTTGGCGCCGTTGGGATTGGTGACTGTGACCAAGGGCGGATCAGGCAGCAGGCAATTCTTCGCCATAACAGATGCGGGCCGAGCAATACTGGAGGAGGCAGCGTAATGGCTAAATACAAAATCACAAACGCTATGGTCGACGCTGCGGAACGCTACCTAGATGACGCCAAGGTGCCTGACGACTACTTCAAAATGTCATCGGATCAGCAGCAGCAGGCACGTCGCGAAGCTGTACGCGGCGCTCTGATCGAGGCGGCAAGGGCTGCGGAGGTCGCGTGGTCATGACCAAATACGTCCTGCTCAAACGCGACCTTTACGAGTGCCCGCAGCACATGGGCTACACAGGCATCCGCGATAGGGCGGGTGTTTGGAATGAGGACTATGTGAAGCAGTTTGAATTCCGCGTTCTCGACAAGTACACGCCGACGGAGAAGGACCACTACGCCATCCAGCTTGCCGCTGCGCCAGAGTTCACCAAAACTTCGTTTCACGATCTGAATGAGGCGCATCTGCGGTCAGGGATCGACAGTCTCATGGTTGAGAACGCCCGGCCGCGGGCGGAGTTGCAGCGCTTGTACGACAGGGATCTCAGCCGCACCGTTGGCGAGATGCGGGAGGCAGCATGACCCACCAATACCGGATCGGCGAGCGCTGCGTCTGTGTCGATGACCGCTTCCCGCACGTCAGCATCGATCAGGGGATCCGCGCCGGGCAGGAGTACACTGTGCGCTGGGCCGGCAACTACCGGCACTATGTCGACGGCGACTTCTACGGCATCAAGCTGATCGAAGTCGACCGAGGCAACGACGACGGGCCGGAAGGTTATGGGGCGGCAGATATGCCTTTCCGCGCTTCCAGGTTCCGACCACTGGTCTCACCAACGGCCAAGACCACCACGAAGATCGAGGAGACGGTATGAGCACGATGATTGAACGGGTGGCGAGGGCGATCCTGGCGGAATCGTTACAGATAGGGAACACAAACGGTGATTTTGATGCGTTGCCAGCAGAAGCTCAGAATGTCTTCACATCCTTTGCCCGCGCCGCCATCGAGGCCATGCGGGAGCCGACTGACAAGCAGCTAAAGGCGACCGAGGCGGTCGTCGTTGGCTATGATGATTTCGCCTGCGGCGACGGAACATTGTTCCTGTCAATCGCTGGGGTACATGGTCGTGAGGGCTTTTACGATCATGCCAAAACAGCTTGGCACGCCATGATCGACGCAGCCCTCAAGGAGGAGACAGCATGACCCCCAACACCGACAACTGGACGCCATGGTCCGTAGACAAGGGCAGCCTTGCTGCCATCCCGCCCGTCAATGACAATCGCCAACTTGCCCGGCTTGGTGCTGCGATCGGCAAGGAAATGCCCGGGACGTTTGCCGGACGTAGCTACGAGATGCAGCTGCCTTACGGCGAGTACACTTCAACCAGCAACAACCTACCCGACGTCGTCGCCTTCACCGGCGTCGCTGGCAGCGGCAAGTCAACAGCGGCAGGCTACCTCGTGGAAAAGCGCGGCTATACCCGCGTGCGGTTCGCTGGCCCGCTCAAAGCCGCGATGGCTGCCATGGGCTTCAGCCACGCGGAGATCGAGGGCGAGCTCAAGGAGACGCCCAACGATGCACTCGGCGGCAAGACGCCGCGCTACGCGATGCAAACGCTCGGCACGGAATGGGGCCGGAACTGCATCGTCGACGACTTCTGGATCCGCCTCTGGCGACGCGATGTCGACGCTGTGCTCGCCGACGGCGGCCGAGTCGTCGTCGACGACTGCCGGTTTCCGAACGAAGCGCAGGCGATCCGCAAGCTGGGGGGCGATATCTTCAAGATCGAGGGCAGGGGCGGCATTGCCGGCGGCCACGTCTCAGAGCGCGGCTGCGGCGACGAGGATCTGGTGATCGCCAACGACAACACGCGCGACGAGCTTTTCGACAAGATCGAGGAGGCGTTGCGGCGGTATGAGTGAAATTCCGGAGGACGTGGAGCTGGCCGCGCGCGAGGCATTCATAAACTTCGCCAATTTCTCAAAGTCCGAGGCCGCCGATACAGCGATTGAGCATGTTCGGCGTGGGAACATGGACGAAATGCCGATGCTGCAACTTGCTGCCCACGCCATCCTAGCCGAGCGCCAGCGCTGCGCCGATCTGGCCGATAAGGAGGCGGACGGCTACAAAGAGAATGGCTTCCCGCAGGCTGCTCTCGGGTGCATCACAACTCGGAAGGCTATTCTCTCCCAATAGCCCGATCTAAAAATCAAGGCCCCGTCAGACCCTCCCTGGCGGGGCTATTTCATTTATGCTTTATCGTGGCTTCAGAACTTTACCTAGCACCCACCGATGCGGTCTCCCGCCACACGGCGTCATTATCCATAGCAGATATAGCTCGCGCCCCATGGCGCTTCGCTGCCTCGACAGCACCAACGCTGTCATTTCCCCAAACTCGACGTCTTGCCCCACGTCAAATTTCCATGCTGCATGATAGACTTTACGTCTATAGGGCGACTCCACCGCGACCGCCCCTGTCGCATGCACTGCCATCATCAT